CCAATTTGTGTAGCACCTCCACCGCCTCCACCTCCATATCCAGCACCTACTCCACCAGGAAATCCTTGAGCAGGAGTAACAGGAGGTGTATTTCCTGTTGACACCCCAGATGGATTTGCTGAACCACCTGAACCTCCTGGACCTAAAGGAGAGATTACTGGGGCACCACCTGTACTTACTCCTACTCCACCAGCAGTAGAAACTATTGTTGAAAATACTGAAGGATTACCATTTGTTCTACAACAAGTGTTTCCCTGTCCACCTGAACCTACGGCAATTGGATATCCTGTTGCTGTAACTGTAATAGCTGTTCCACATGGATTACCATTTAAAGGAGATGCAGTATAAGGATCACAAGAATTTTTATATTCTCTAAAACCTCCTCCTCCTCCACCACCATCTTGAGCACCACCTCCTCCAGCTACTACCATATAAGATACTACATTGTTTGGTGCGGATGCTGCTGCCCCTGAAACAGTAAAAGTTCCTGGACCTGTAAATTTATGAATTTTGTAATCACCAGAAGTTGTTCCTGCACAAGGAGTTCCACCTGTTGCAGTTATAAATTCATTACCTCTAACATTAGAAGTTGAATCCATTGTATTAACCCAACCTTGTGTTGAATCTATATATACTAATGTAACAGATTGACCTTCTGTATTTAAAGTTACACTTGCATCTACTCCACCAATCTTTTCAGTTCCATTTGCTGCGACCGTTACATTATTTGTTTGCCAAGTACCTGCGTAATCTGCTACTGAAACAATGGAACCTGCTGCTCCTACTGGTAAATTAACTGTAATTGTTCCTGCTGTTGTATTTAAAAAATAACCTTCCCCTGTAACAGCCGTAATAGGAGAATCTCCTGTAACTTTAACGGTTGTTACCCAATCAACTGTACCTGTTCTTCCAAAACCTGATTGAGAAGCACCACTAGCTAAAGCTACTGTGTCACCACTAGCCCCTAATGTAACTGTTGTTCCAGATTGACTAATAATAACTCCACCATCTGAAGCTTGTAAAGCGTTTGATTTAACAACATTTCCTGGAACAGCTACCGTACTTGTGCATTTACCAACTGTAACAGTTGTTCCACATTGTGGTTCAATAGTATTTACTTCTATTTTGCTCATTAAACGATTACCAAAGTTCCTGTTACTGTTACTGTACCCGGTATAACAATAGGTCCTGCAAGAACTCCACTTTCTATTGTTTGAGTTCCCTCAATTGTTGCCGCTTGATTTTTTATAAAGTCATCTGGAGAATATTGTCCTCCAATGTATTGGATGCCATTTATTGTTGCCGTCATAATTCCTCCTAAGAACTAATTGTATCGATGTAAGACATAACAACATCTAGTGAACTGGCGGTATCACTAACTGCTTCTAATACATCACCACTCTCAAGAACAATCTTAGCTCCGCCTTGGATCAATTCGATAGCTGAATTTGGTGGAATGTTGACTCCTTTTGCTAAAAAGTAATCAGCTCCGCCTTTTGCAATTTTAACATCAACTAAAATAGTTGTTGCTACAATATTACAACATCTAATTCCTATAACTGCATCATAATCTCCAGCAGTTAAAATAGTAGTATCACCTGTTCCAATTGTTCTTACTAAACTGTTTCTAAAATCTTGTGCCATAATTTTTTCCTATAATGCGACGGCCATTGCAATTGCAAAACCTTGACCCGCTGCTCCTACTGGGTTTCCACTTGCATCTAAATAAACAGCTTTGCTTGCTGGCAAAGTGCAGAATACATCTTTAGTGCCCGAAGCAAAATCAACAACATTATCTGAATTAGAACTAGAAATAATTGTAGTTCTTTGAAGATTTGTTGTTGTGCTTAAAGTACCTAAACCAACTTCCCATTCAGTCGTTCCTTGATTAAAAATTGTATAGTAAGTGGTATTACTAGTTCCGATTCCTGCTGCAAAAGTATCAAAACCAGTCGCAGCTGTTGCAGAAATAGCAAAAGTTGTTTGACTATTTCCGGTCGCCGTACTGGTTGTCTTTACCCTATCGTTTATTACCAAAGCCATTTTTTTCTCCTTAAGCCATGCTTATAATTGCATCCGCCGCTGTTGATGGACTCGGGAATGTAATTTTAAACGTACCATTGGTACAAGTTTTATTTCCTGAAAAATCTAATGCTACACATAACTTGTCTGATTTATCATCATTGTAAATTGCTCCATAGGCTGCTGTAAAAGTAGCCGATGTCCACTCCGTATCATCAAAATCACAAGATGCAACGAGTGTTGAAGCAACAACTGCATTACCTGTTAAAGCATTGCCAGTTGTAGTGTAAGCTGTTCCAGAAGCACTTACTTCACTACTCGCAGTATAAGCAGTACTTGATGTAGTGTAGGGTTGAGCTGTATAAAGTGCTAATTTAAAACTGTCGCCTCCTGATGAAAAATCATGAGTTCCAGTGAACAACTCTCCACGAAATGCAAAAGGTATTATATTTGCCATATTTTTTCTCCTTAATAAGTCGATGGAAACGGTGATTTAAGGGGTGTACGAATAACTCCATCTTGATATTCATCCCTACGTCTACGACCTTGTTGTTCGATCGCATACGATTGTAACGCAACTTGATAAGCCTGCGTATAGTATTGTAGCATATCTGCCGGACCTTTCAAGTACCCATATGCATTTACCAGACATCCATATAAAAGTAAATCTTGATATTTATTAGATAGATAAGTTCCTGCTGTATCTGTAACTAAGCTAGTGGGCTGTTTAACATAAGCCATCGTAATTTCATACCCAACATCTGGAGTAGGCGCTACTACCCAATAATTAGCATCCCAATTAGCATAATATCTAGGTAATCCTGAAGAAGTTGAGGGTGTATTATAATATTCAGCCATATAGGAAGGATCTTTACTTTCTAAAAACACCTGAACCGTGGGTGAAACATTAGTATTTGCTAATTGAATATATCTAATAATTCTAAGATCCGCAGGAATCGTTACGTATCTATTTCCAATAACCAAATTTGAAGTATCATAAGATCTATTGTCATCATTATCTGCTTCTCGGTAAATTTTATTTTCAGCATTTTTAATTAAGGTCGCAACGACAGAATCAGACAGAACCGTGCTATCGACCTCCGTATAATTTCTAATATCAGTTTGTAAATTTGTTAAAGTGTAAGCCATTATGGTCTGTCGTTTACGGGACCACCGAAAACAAAATATCCTCCTCCTATGGCAGTTGATGTTGCACTATTAACCAATGTAACTGTAAATTGATTACTAACTGTTTCTGTTGCAGGTTGTCCAGGATAATTAATAGTCGTATTGACTTTAGTAATGGAATAAGAACCATAGATCGCGGCCCCTGTTGTATGAGCAACAGCAGTCGTAGTCGCTGGAGTTTCTCCATACGAAGGCGCTGAAGTTCCTCGAGTGCATCCTGTTAAATCATTAGTTGATTTGCCTGTGTATTGAATAGTTTCACTTGTATAGAGTCCTGTTGTAGCATCCGTTGAAACAATTACAATATATCCAGAAGTAGGAAAATCTGATGCGTCTGTTAATGTAATAGTTGTAGCACTACTTGTAATAGTTCCATTCAATGTCGTATTTAATTCAAATATAGAAATGCCAACTCCACCTACACGTTCTTTGACTTCATAAAATCTTACTGCGTCTCCCGTAGATCTTCCATGTCTATCTTCTGTAACAGTTACGGTTGCGCTACTTCCCGTTGTTGCGAAAGGATTATTATTTAAAACACTTGGTGTAAAAAAAGCTGTTCGTTGGGGTCTCGCACGTTTTAAAGCTTGAGGATCAGCACTAACAGGTTTTGGTTGAAGTTGTGGAGATTTTTTTTCAAACTCTGAAAAATGAACCCAGGCTCCGTTCCATTCTTTTACCATTTCCAAATAAGGAAAAGCTTGACCACTTCTATCTGAAATAGCTAAAGAATGTTTTCCTGTTGCAAATTTTGCCATAATTAACTCGCCGTTGGATAATAAGATGCTGGTGTAATATAAGTACTAGTCGGAGAACCATCTTCTTTTAAAGCCCTCGCTAGGTCATCTTCGTATAATAATTTTAAAGATTGTGTTCTTTCAATTGCATATTTTTGTGATAACATAAATGATAAACCTGATATCATAGCAGGAATAAATCTATACGGAAGATCAGTAGCATTGGTATAGGCTCCCACATCTTGAATTCTTTTAACATAGTAATAATTAAGAGTATCACCTGCTTGAGAACTACCGGGAGTTAAATATAAAGTTATATTAACTTTATCTATAAATCTTTGAACCCAGTATTGAGTAGGTTGACCTGTGGCTGTTTTATTGGAAAAAGCTTGATAAGTTGAACGATCAACTTTAGT